TTGGGAAGTAATTAGCGCTTAGAACATTGTCTAAAAATCTAATACCGACTCTAACAGTTCTAGCAATACGCCTCCAATCTATGTTACCGTCCATATCAACCATATTAGATAAGTTAACATGTCCTAGGCAGCAGTTACCATAAGCAGGTAGGGTAATCTCCCCACACGGGTTAGTAGCAGGTAAATCCTCAAAGTAAGAGACGTTGGTAAACTCATTAGCTAAGTCAATGTTAAATATCCCCGGCTCTCCGGATTCTACTGCGTTATCTAAGAGCCTTTGCCATATAGCTTTAGCTTTTAAAGGTTCTAGTACAGCATTGCTAAATGTATCAGCCCATCCTTTCTTATGGTTTTGAGCTGCTCTTCCTACAGCGTCGTCTTCGTCCTTTGCAACTACCATTACAGTATCTACCTCGCCTTTCTCATTTGTACGCTCGACGTTATAGCAGAAGTACTTGTTGTGGCGCCCTGCAAATGTAAAATGCCAATCCTCATCGTTCTCCACGGCTGAAATGAATCTATTATTAATAGCTACTGAGATATTGAAGTTCGTAAGCTCCTTACGGTCTAGCTTAACTGATAAGAATTCTAAGAAATCGGGGTGGCTCACTTCTAGAATAGACATTAGGGCTGTTCGACGATTCTTACCTGCGCGAACATGCTCTCCGATTTCATT